CTGGGGGAAGTTTGGATATTGATACTTCTAAGGTGCGTGATGCGTTCTGGACTCAGAAGTGTGCGCTGGAGAATGCTGTTGGTGTAGTGAAGATATTGTGTACTCTTGAAGGCGTCCTCGCTGATCCAGACACATCTTTTGTGGATGACTTAAGTCAAAAACTTGGATATGAAAATTGATAATCTTCTTCATATCGCCCTACACATAATGGCTCTTCTTTTTATTACTCACTATTCTACTTGGGAAGTTGCCATTGGTGTATGGGTTCTTATTATTGCAAATAATTTACTTCATCATGGTTAAGGACACAATCCTCGTTGGCGATCCGGATAACATTGAAGAGATTCACGCGAAGTTCCCAGCGGTGAAGGATAATCCTTACGTGGTGTTTACGTATTATCCACATATTTATAAGCGGGTAGATTTGGAACTCCCTTTGGATTTGCAGGTACATGAGTCTACTCACTTAAAGCAGCAAAAGGTGATGGGAGGAGCTGCTTGGTGGAAATCGTATCTTGAGGATGAGGAGTTTTTGCTTGAGCAAGAGATTGAAGCGTACGGCACTCAGTTGGCGTTCTTTATGCACTACTCTAGGTCAAAGCAAACGCATAATGCAAAGGAACAATTTGCTATGCAGTTGTCTTCAGCGATGTACGGAAATATTATTAGTTACGCTGAAGCGGAGTCTAAAATAAGGAATTATGCGAAATCTGTTGATAAATCTTCTTTTGAAGTTGCTCTTAAAAGAATCACCTGTGAGGGGGACCCTTCAGGACGAGCAGTACATAGCGGCGATGAGCAAGATGTATCAGAACCCAGCGATGGAGCAGTACTTAAATCAGCGTGAGGTCTATCTGATTTATAGGAGTACTGAATTGTTGTTGAAAGGTCAGACCGACCATTCAAAAGGCGTGGCAGGTCAGTTGACTGAGTTGCGCTCAATGAGGAATAGGATGAAAGTTTGCTATTTGCGCAAAAACAAGAAGTAGAGTGTGGTATTATTTAATTAGCAGGCGACATAGCCTCGTAATAATTTGAAGATATGAGTGAAAATCAAAACCCAGACCTGGAGAATGGTAACGGCGGGGAACCAGTAGAACCAAGTGAAGCAGACGCGGCAAAGGCTGCTGAAGCTGCAGCGAACAGCGACCCTTTGGACGCTATCGAAGATGAACAAGTACGAGCTGACGCAAAACGTGACCGAGCAATTGCTCAACGTGTTGCTAAGCGAGAAGTAGAAGAAAAAACAGAACCTACTAAAGAACCGGAAGCAGAACCAACCTCATCTAAATTTGTTACTAAGGACGATTTGAATCGAATGGCGACTATCGAAGCCAAGAAACAAGTCGCTCCAGAAATAAAGGAAGTATGGGACGAACTGACGAAGATTCAACTTGGAGGTTTTGACCCGATGGATGCCGATTCGATTGTTGCTAATATGCAGCAACGATATGCACTCTATAGGATTGATAATCCAGTAGAAGGTGAGGATCCAACTAAGGTTTTTCAGACTACTAATCACGTACCGACATCTGGCGGAGAAAAGAAAGAGCCATCTAAGAAGGCAGCTCCTTCTCTCCCTGGACTCAAAGAACCGGTTAGTCCGGTAGACTGGTATCCAGCAAATAAATAGATTCAAAGACGCTGTGTAGTTTATTTAACTAACAGCAAATCCCATGGCTTTAATTCCTGTGAATTATGAAGAAGGACAGCTCGTAGAGCTTCCAATGGCTGACGCACAAACTCTTGTAAAGGGTGGTGTAGTCGTGCCTCTTGCATCTGGTTATTACGGTGCAGGTTCAGCTACAACAGCTAAGGACGTACAATACGTTTCTATGGTTGATGTCGTTACAACTGCTACTGGTGAAAGTGTTCTTTGTCTTCGAACTCAGTCTCGAACTATTTTTGAAGCAGACACTGACGCTAACCCAGCTCGAACTGACGTAGGTATGCTAGTTGACCTAGCAACATTATCAACGATTAACCCCGACGCGGTGACCAATCAAGTTTTCTATATTGAAGACATTGTTGGAGCAGTAGCTGACAAGAAAGTACGAGGGTACTTCATTGAAGGTGAGCGTGGTGGTGCTTAATCATTTAACTAATTAATCAATTATGTCAATTGTAAAAGCAGATTTTCAATCTTTGACTGAAAAGTTAAATGATTGGTTCAACGAAAGTTCACGTGACGCAATTGCGGACTGGACTGGAAAAGATTATTACGACGTTGGAGAAACTGACTGGGAAGTGTTCAACACACTGAACCTGTACGGACTCGGACGACCTTCTCGAGTAGCTGAAGGAGCGCAGTTCCCTGCGATCAACAGTGAAGAAGGTGACTCAATGAGTCTTACTCAGATCCAATACGCAGACCGTATTGGTATCACGAAGCGTCTACGAAAATTTGATCGATACGATCAGATCTCAACAATGACGAAAAGTCTGTCAGAAGGGTTCTTCGATTCTATCGACCAAACTCACGCTGACCTACTTACCAACGGCTTTACTGGTGCTTCATACACAGATGTGTTTGGTGGTACGCAGTCAAACCTAGCGTCAGACGGTGTTGTACTATTTAGTGCTTCACACACGAACAACCTGAACGGCTCAACCTTCAGTAACCTTATTACGAACGCTGCTGGTACTGCAAACGCTGGAATCGATCGAGACCCGATTGTGAACACTGTTTCTGCCGGACGTAAGTACCGAGACCCGAACGGTTTGAACCGACCAATCAAGTTGGATCGTCTTCTTGTATCAGCTACTAACCACGACCTCGCGCAGCGAATTGTCTACTCACAAGGTGTACAAGGAACTCCGAACGTGGACAGTAACCCGCTACGAAGCGATGTAAACTCATTGGTACTTTGGAGTCGACTAGATGAAGACGCATCTGGAGCTGACAAGTCAGATTACTGGTTCATGGCAGACTCACGAAACGTGAAGTCAACGCTACGATCACCATTTGCTCAACGTCCAATGATGTTCCCACCAGAAGAGGTGAATGACTCAAAGACTTGGGAATGGACAGCTGACATGTTTTATGCCATGGGCGCAGACCACCCCAAGAACATCTTCGGAAGTACAGGAGCAGCATAGTTATTAATTAATCGTTACTTTATGGCTCAACAAAACTTAGTAAAATTAGCTTCTCAAGGACGAGCTTACAGTCCAGGACGAGGGTGGACAGCAGAAGAGCTGGACTCACTTATTGCTCTGGAAAAAGACTGTAATCTTGCTCGAGATATTGCTGCTGACTATATCCGCAATGGTATTTTTACCAAAGAGGAATACGAAGCTGCTCAAGAAGCGAAGTTTGCGCCTAAACCTTTGGATGTCATGCAAGCTGAAGCGGTTGTAGCTCACGCTGAAAGTGTGCGCAAGGCGCTGAAGTTGGATGCGAAGAAGGAGGCTGAAGCGAAAGCTGAGGCTGAAAAAGAGGCAGCGGAGGCTCAAGCGAAAGCTGACGCTGAAGCTAAGGCTGCAAAGGAAGCGGCTAAGAAATAATTTCCACTCTGTCCCTTATGCGTGGAAGCATAGGGGTTGGGGATGGGAGTTAATTCCCACTAAATAATTATTAATTCAAACATAATATATGGGAGGTTACATTGTGAATCAACGACGAGGAGTCGGCGGAGCTGCAAAGCCAGCTGCACCGAAGAAGGATAATAAGAAAAAGAAATAATATGAAAACATACGGCACAAAAAAGAATTTTACTTCTCCTTCTCGAGACATTAAGAAGCCACGGAGAGTCCGGCTAAAAGTGATTCCAACTAAGAAGAAAGCATCTTACAAAGTTCCAAAAACACCGAAAGTTTCTGGAGTGGGCTGGGGAATGTAGTACAATAGAAATATATGGAGCCATTAATTCAACATCAAAATAGAACAGTTCGGGTGGACCAGGTTCGGGTTACGGAGAATGCTTTAGCAAGAACGTATCTGACTGCTGATGAATCGGCGGCCGAAACAGCGTTATCTGTAAAGGATATTGCGGGGTTTTCCACAGGTAAATATCTTTGGATTAATCCTTATGGGGTCAATTCTGAGATAGTCGCTGTTCATGCTTCGACAGATCCAGCCGGCGGGGTTATTACAACAGCTGCTGGTACAGTTTTTGCGCACGCCGCTGGCGAGCAGGTGTTTTATGTGGAATTTAATCAGATTGAGATTAGTCATGCCGATACGGTTGATGGTACTAAAACGGTTCTGGCTACTCCTGGAGTAATGGCCCGGGAAAAGGAATTGATTTATTTGGACGTTGTTGAAACTGACGGGTTCTATTTTGCTCGATTTAAAGACTCAGTTGCAGATACTTTTGGTGCCTACTCTGATGGCGTTGAGTATGGTGGGTGGGCTGAGAACACCGTTGGTTACATTATTGAAGGGGCAATGCGTGATTTGTCATTGGAATTTTCCGATAGACTTACATTGCGAGATTGTATTCGTTGGGTTAATAAAGGATTGCGGGAGGTGAAAGGAAAGGTGCGAAAGTGGACAGAGCATTATGTGTACGATTACGTTACTGATCAAACACAGCGGGGACGAAATGTTGCGGATATGCCAGCTACTATTTACGATACTGAAACAAACAGCTCTATAGAGGGTGTGCGGGTGGGTAATAGTGCCGGAATGATTTATCTGGATGCTGGGAATTTTGATTCTCAGATGGGTGAAGTAATACAAAATACGGTGCGTACTCAAGCAGTATCTGGAGATACTACTCTGGAGATAGATAATAGTTACGATTACGAAGATACTGGAGTGGTTCATGTGTATATCGCCGGTGTGCGATACTCAATTGAATATACGGGAATCACTCGTTCAGAAACAGTCGGGGTCCTGACAGGTATCGCAGCTAGTGGTGATGGATCAATTACGGTTACTGTCCCTGCCGGGACAGTAGTGTGGCAGGGTGAAACTGAAGGACAGCCGTATTTTTACACTGTCAGGAATAGCTTGATTGAATTTTGGCCACTCCCTGATGCTTCAAATGATAATCAGAATGTGTACGTTGATTTTAATACAGCTGTGACTGAGGTGGACTCAGAAGCGGATGTAATTGACTATCTTCGGTACGACATGATTTCAAGCTACCTCCAATGGCGGATTTACTGCAAGTCAGAGCTCGATGGTAAGCTAGATAAAGGCAGTGGGTTCTATCAGGAATACAAAGAGGTACTCAATGATGCCATTCGGACTATGCGCCCAAACAAGGTGAAGTCTGCACCGAACGTCAATCACATGAGCCGCCGTGGTGGCCGGAGAGCGAAACCTGACCCAAAGTTACTCCCTAACGATCAACAGTAATATGGCAAAATTTAAAGAGCCTGTGCGCCAAAGTGACTTCATGAGCGGGATGGTTAGTGATGTGAGTAAAAATATTATTCCGGAAAACTCAGTCGCTCTAGCTGTAAATTTGGATTTTGATGAAACTCTGGGAGCGGCAGTAGTACGCCCTGGTTCTACTTTAATAGGATCTCAGCTTGTATCTGGAAAAACAATTTTAGGGTTACATCAACATAATGATCCTAAAAATGCCTCAAACAATATTTTGCTTGCTGTTGTTAATGTTATTTCTGATGCTACATCTACAATTAAGAATGTTGCCACGGGTGTTGATGTTTCAATTGGACTTACTGCGGATGAGAAGGTGCGGTTTCTTTCATTTGGAGGGGAAACGGTTGCAATTAATGGGGTTATGGCTCCCCAAGCTTGGGACAACACTAACTGGATTACTACTGCCGGCGTTTTTGATTTAGGCGATTGGCCAGCAGCTGAGTCTAGTTTAGTGACAGAATTTTTAGATCGTATTTATACAAATGATGAGACAGTACCGTATAGAGTTAATTACTCTGGTCTTTTCAACGGGACAGCTATTGCATGGGAGGGTGATTATATTGATATTGAACCGGAGGATGGAGGTGGAAAAATCACGGCTTTTGGGAAGGTTCCTGGGTATATTTTATTCTTTAAAGAACGGTCATTGCACCGGTGGAACTACAACTCAGCCTTCCCGGAATCTTTGGTGCAAGTGGGTACACCTACGCAAGAGAGCGTGGTGGAAAGCGGGGGTTTGGTATTCTTTTACTCAAACTCCAGTGATGATGCTCGAGGGTTCTATGTTACCAATGGTGGTCGTCCACAGTCTATTTCGCAGGATACTTCACGTACCGTTAATAAGTTTGTCCAAGCTATTGATCCCGCTAATGAGTCTAATATTGCAGCGTTTGCGACTGACCGTACGATTGGTTGGTCAGTAGGTGATTTAGAGGTTGAGGGAGAAACGTACAAAAACGTGGTGTTTCGATATAATCGTGTATTGAATCAATGGAGTATCCGGACCTACCCGACTGAGTTCAAAGTTTTCTCACAAAATATTGATAGTGGAGTTGGTCACCAAGTTGGTGGGGATGATGATGGAAATGTGATCAAGATTGATGATCGTGCAGCGTATACGGACTTTGGATCAGCGATCAACTATCAGTTGCGTACTCACTCTAATAAATATGGACGCAATACACTAAAGACTATGACGGATGAGTTTTTTGTGGAAGGCAAACACCTTAATGGTCTGGGAGCTCGAGTTATTCCCAATGAAGATCCATCGGCAGCAGTTAATATGACCAAGCTTTCTCGAGTCAATCCAATGCTTGTTCGTGTAGCTATTTCAGAGAAAGTTATTGGGACTTCTCTGGCCGTTGAACTGTGGGGGACTGCTGATGGTAATCGTCCAGAGATTTCCGAGATCGAGTTGACTTCAATTGATGTAAAAGAAACATATGAACAATAATCAATATACAATTGATGATTTATTAGTAGGCAATCCTGTTTTTATTGCGATGGAAGAGCCTGTACCGTCCTTCCCCTCCGCCGGTGCTGGTAGTGGCGGTTCAGATACTATTGTAGCTGACTTGATTTCTCAACGTGATATTCTCCTGGATGGAGAGGGTGTCTCTCTTGCTCGTAGTGTTTTTACTCCTGACATCAGTAATGAAGCAATAACTCACGATATAGTTTTCTCCTCTCCGTCTGCTGTCAGGTCAGCGTGGTCTTCTGGAACAATCACTACCTCAGGCGGTCTTACGTACTCTATCTCAGCAGGAAACACTACAGCAGCCCTGGGGGGCACTCCTATGTCAGGTAATGTCATTATTTATTTTGATATAGATACACCAACTATTTTAAAAGTAACCAGCAGCCCAAGTTTGACAGTGGGTGTAGGTAAAACTATTTTAGCTACAGCGAAACCGGGATCTTCAAGTGCCATCGTTCAAGTTACGAGTGGAATTGGGGGGCTAGTGATTGATGAGGATGTCATGTTTGTGACGAACCTTGCGGCTATTAATGCCGACATGGGTGCAATTACTGCGGGTACAATCACCCTAGATTCTTCAGGGTACATTAGAGGTGGTCAAACTTCCTACGACACTGGCCCCGCTGGATTTTATTTAGGTTATAGCGCTGGGGCCTATAAGCTTGCAATTGGCGATCCAACAGGCAACAAATTAACTTGGGATGGAAGTGATCTTATTGTCTCTGGTGACATCACTGCCATGACAGGTCGCATTGGAGGAGATGACGGTTGGGTTGTTTCTCCTGGATACATTAAGGATGTGGCTGGAACATCTGGACTCTCGTCGGTAGTTACAGGCGGTAACGATATTAGGTTCTGGGCTGGAAGTACAAACCCGGCTTTAGCACCCTTCCGGGTATATGAAAATGGAAACGTTGTGGCTAACAACCTGTCTCTTTCTGGGTACCTCCAAACAGGAGATGCTGAAAATGACGTAAAGAACACCCTCAGTCGTCTTTCTGACCTCGACAGTGACTTGGGCTCGATAACCGCTGGTACTATAACTGGAGCTTTAATAAGAACTTCCTCTTCTGGTAGGAGAGTTCAACTGAACGACAGTACTAATACTTTACAGATTTTTGATTCTTCGGGGAATGTTCGAGCGGAAAGCTACACCAATGGTTGGGAATTTAGCACAGAATCAGAAGTTACAGCAGGTAGAATTTTCATAGAATCTACTTTTAATAATCTGCAAATTCAAGCGGTTAGTAGTAACTTACTATTGACCGCGATAGGTGATGTTCTTTTTGCTCCTGATAATGGTTCTATTCAGGGATATTTTGATACTTTTGGTTTTCATTTGAATGATAAGTTGGATATGAACGGTAACCGTATTGATATGGAGGGTGGTGATATAGATGCCTGTGGTGACATTAATATGGAAGGTAATTATAAGGATATTGGAAATGTTGATAGAATCGAAGGGTTGGCCGGTTATATTGATTTGGGGTATTCAAGTTACTTTACCGTTGAGAACGATTGGGTGCCTCAATCAGATGATTCTTATGATTTAGGTTCTTCATCGTCAGCTTGGCAAGACACATATACATATGATCTTTATTATAACTCCTTAAAGAGTCTATCTGATCGGCGTCTTAAAAAGAACATTGTTTCGGTAAAAACTGGTCTTGCTTCTATTTTATCCCTTAATCCAATTAGTTTTAATTATAAGGAGAAGGATACTGAATTAAAACCAGATAGGAAAGAGAAAAAGAATAAGGGTAAGAACATGAAAGACTTTCCTGAAAGACAGGCAAAATTTTTAGAGAAAAGAAAAGCTAGGTCTGAGAAACTTCATTACGGTTTTATTGCGCAAGAGGTTCAGGAAGTTCTTCCTGAATTGGTTCAAAAGAATAAAGATAATGATATGCTTAATTTGAACACTACAGAAGTGATTCCTTTTTTAGTAAAAGCAGTTCAAGAATTATCATCGGAAGTCGAAGCTTTAAAAAAATAATAAAAAATTATGTTAGATAAAATTAATGAGCGTATGAAGTCAGTTGAATCTACTTTTAATCAGTCGAGACAAAAGCTTGCTTTGCTTGAGCAAAAGCGTAATGAAATGGATAAAGAGATAAAAGATGTTAAATCTTTGATTAGTCAGACTCGAGGAGCATATCAAGCATTATCAGAATTGACAGTAGAGGAAACTCCTGCTTAGTGGTGTATACTAATAAATAATATGGCTTACTATAAAATCAATGGTGGTTACTACGAGGGGAGCCCTGGAAATATCACAGCGGTAACTAACCGCTCAGTTTTAGCTAAACTTATGAGTGGTGAGCTTTCCTCTAAGAAAGGTAAGCAAGATTTGTTTTACGACAGCTCTGCAGGCGAAAATGAGTCTTCAGCCTCTTCGGGCGGTAGTGGTCGTTCTTCATCGAATCCAGGTAAGTACAAATATAGTTTTGGTGGCCGTAGTTATGAAAACAAGTCAGACGCTAGAGATGCGGCTAGGGATGGCGATTCTAAAAGTAATCGAGGTCGTGACGATGATGACGATGATGAGTCTACTAAAGATTGGGATGATTCTCAATTTAGGAATTCTTCTGAATTTAAGTCTTTGGATTCAGAGGATGATCAGCAGGCGGTGCTGTCTATCTTTGGGGCGATTGCTGGAAACGATGCAAAACAAGCGGGCCGGTTAGTGAAAGCATTTCAGACAGCTAAGAAAATCAACGATCCATACTTTGCTCAGAAAATGCGTATTGCTACGGATGCAATTGAACGTGGATATGTCTCACGTGAGAACGAAGCTGAGTTTGCTGAAAAGCAAATTGCTAATCGACTAAAGGATTTTAAGCAGGATTTTGAAAGTAAAAAAGAATATCTTGATCTGGAACA